TCAATCAGCGAGCGCAGAGTGGCAGGATGGCCGGAAAGAGCATGCCAATCTCATCAAAATCCCGCGCGTGTCTGTGCTCAGGTGCTCGTACTTCGACATTGACTTCGAGAAACTAACCAGTCTGAGCACAGGACAACCAGAGGTGAAGCGATGAAGATGATGAAGATTTGGAAGTGGTTGCGATGGTTTGTGCGCACCTGTTGGGGAGATTACTTCAGGCCGGGCGCGTATATGGAACTTCCTTTCGAGCCGTGGGAGTAGTCCATGCCTAACCTAATCCGCTACGTGAACGAATGCGAACGCATCCCGACTGGGTGGGGATTGGCATGGCGCGACTGGACGTGCCAGCGCGCGGCGGTCATGCCCATCCCTCTCAACCTGCTCGCATGGGTGGGCATTGCCGCCTACCGATGGCTGACCATGCTACCGCCGACGCGCCTCGAACGTGCCATGTCGGAGCAATACAGCGCCGGTCGCAGGCGCGGTTATCACGAGGGGCATCAGGCGGCGATGGCACTCTTGTTAGAGATGACCGAATTGCATAGGGTAGCCGACCTGATGCGCGCCGACGAGCACGGGCCAGTGATGTCGCCGTCCGTGAAGTCGCCGCCAGCGAGGAGGGAAATGACATGAACGAGTCCATCCCCGAAGGCGAAATCCGTATCGGCTCCGACGCGGCCCTGACCTTGGGCTTCACGGCAGACAGGTTCAGCGGCTATCTCTGGCGCACGGGAGATAGTATCTTTGTATCCCTTATCATATCCTTGGAGGAGGGCAAGGGCCACGTGTCGGGACTGTTCGACCGCATCGCGTCTCTGGGCTACACGGTGAAGGTTCCTGTGCCGTCGGTTCGGATGACGGCTATCCTGCGCCACAAGGGATTCGTTAGGCTCGATGAGTGGGACCCGTTCTTTGGAGAAACGTGCGAGGTGTGGTGCAAGGCGAGCGAAGCCGCGGTGCCGATATGACCATCGAATTGCATCATGGTGAATTCCAGACCGCGGACATTCAGCCCGAGTCAGTGGATGTCATCGCCACCGACCCGCCCTACCCGAAACCCTACCGGGGCCTGTGGCCGGACCTCGCCGTGTTCGCACAGCGCGTGCTCAAGCCCGGCGGGAGCCTGCTTGCTATCACCCCGCACTACCTGTTGCCTTGGGTCATCCAACAGTGGGGCGAGGCCGGGCTGAAGTACCGCTGGATTCTCAAGATGGACCAAGAGGCCGGACCGCACCCGCGCATGGCCATGGGAGTCGAGGTCACGTGGAAGCCGATTCTCTGGTACGTCAAGGGAAACTTCCCGCGTGGGCGCGGCTTTGTGAAAGACGGATTTGAGTCTGTGACGAAGGGCGAACTCCTCGCCGTGCGCGGCCAGCCCTTCGAGTGGATGCAATCGCTGAACTGGGCCGAGCACATGATGAGGTTTGTCAAGCCCGGCGAGTTGGTCGTGGACCCCATGATGGGCGTCGGCACCCTGCCCCTCGTAGCAGGCCAGCACGGAGTTGATGTCATCGGAGTCGAGAAGGACGAGGACGTTTATCAATTCGCCGTGGACCGGCTCCTCAAGGCAAACCTGTTCGTAACAGAAAAGAGGCTGACATGAGGTACACCTTCAAAAAGAACAAGGGCAACACCTACGAGATAGAGGTCTCGGGCATGTGGCCGGGCAAGATTCTCTGCCCAAGCATCCGCGAGAGCATCGCCAAGTGGCGAGCCATCGTGCGGTTCCTCACGGCCAACAACAGTGCGGTGCTGGTGAAGGCGGGGGGCGGTTGCGCCCTCTGCCATTCCTACCTCGACATTCTCCTGATTGACCCGTGCTATCACTGCCCGATTTTCAAGGTAACGCACATCAACAAGTGCTTGAGTACGCCCTTCCGCCAGCGCCCCGAACTCCGTCACGCTGAGGCCGAGGTGCTGTTTCTGCGCGCTATCCTGAAGTTGAACGGCGGATGACGGTTGTCTATGTTGCCCCTCATTCTCGTGGGTATCATTGTCTTTTTCCTGCTACTTTTGGCGATTGACCCATGAGCGACAGTTACTTCGAACTCGCGCCGCTTCCGAAATACAGCACTGTGGTGGCGACCCTACCTGCGCCAGCGAATTGCATGACCAAGGAGACGTTGGCGGAGCGCGGGCTTTTTCTGTGCTCACGGTGTCACGGCGACCGCTGGATACAGGTGCCGCATCCCCAGCCCGAGCGCCCCGACTGGCGCGTGAGGCAGGGATGCCCGCGATGCGGTGGCCACGGGGTCATGGGCCTGATTCGCGTGACCCCGGTGCCCGTGGAAACCAAACGTAAGGAGAGTGATAGATGAACCACCAAGGGATTTTCAAACTACTATTCGGGGCCGCAGTTGCGGCGGCCATCGCGCTCATCCTTGTCGTGATTGGGGTGCCTGCGCCTTCGGCCTGCGCTGGCGTTGCGGCGTGTGACCCTCCGGCCACATTCACGCCCATTCCACCCCCGCCTACGGCCACATTTACGCAACCCCCGCCTCCGCCAACGGCGACCGACACACAGCCGCCGCCTCCTCCTCCACCGACAGCCACCGACACACAGCCGCCACCTGAGTCGACTCCAACCTTCACGCCGCCGCCGCCGCCCCCTCCACCCCCTCCACCGCGTTATCCAACGCGCACTCCTCGCCCGACGGCCACGCCTACGCGCGCGCCTGCGCCTTGCGCGTGTGCGTGTTGCGAGGCAGGCTGGGTCGAGTTCGACACTGGCCTCGAGGGCACGACTGTCAGGGCGCGCGTCGCAGACATTGCCATTGTCGAGTACGCAGAGGATGCCAACGGCCACCCATTCGCTTTCGTGGGCATGGTCGGCGGTAAAGAGAATGTCGCCGATGGGCCGCAAGCCGTGGTGTTGGTCCAGAACGCAATCAACTCAGTGCCCGCTTGCCCGGCCGTTGACCTGACCATAATCTCCTACACGGCCATTGGCCCGGTGGCGCGCAGGGCCGAGGTGGCGGTCCGCCATATCGTATCGGTCGCCTTCGCGACCGGGGAGGACGGCGCACAGAAGGCAACCATTTACTTCGGGAATCTTGCGCCCACAATCGTAACTGACCCGGCGAGCATCGCACTGCTCAGGGCTATCACGGCCCCGTAGGGCTTTGTGTCGCGACACTTGTCTTGACACTTGTCGCGACATTGGCGTGTTTTGAGTGGACGCAAGAATCTCGATTCGGCCTTTTTCAAGCGCATCGTGGCCGCGGGAGTGCATTTCGCCTTGACACGCCAAACGAATGACTGCTATTCTGCGGCCATGATGCGTCCAATCAGACGGCACGAAACGCTCGCGGTCTGCTTGCTTGCGCTACTGTTGCTCGCGCTCGCGCTCGCGCAATCTGCCGTTGTGCCGGTCGAGACCACAGCGCCCGCGGCGCAGGTGCGGCCGACGCCCGCGGCTACCGAACTGCCCGCCCCGGCATTGTCAATCGCCCCGGCCATTGCGCCGCCGGTCGCGCCTTCGACATGGCGGCCGCGCGCGCAAGTCCCCGCCCTGCCCGGCTCGGCCGATGACCCCTTCCTTCTGACCAACTTCGACATGCGTTTCGAACTCGGCGAGGATGATTCGAGTGTCTACAACGGTTACTACTGGGTGCTCGAAAAGGGGTCATGGATACCGGGCATGATTTCCAATCGCAGTTGGTTCCTTGCCAGCCCACAGCACACTATCGGCGCGGCGACCTACTACGCCAATGGCGTCATGGAGGCAACGGCGCGGTCGCGCGGCATGAGTCTCAGCGGCTTTGTGGGCGGCGTATCTCTTATCAGTCCGGCCGACATCGGCCAGACTGTGTATCTGCGCAGACAGACCGAAGACTGGGAAGGTCCATTCCTCGTCGTGGACTGTGCGCGGCGTTCGGATATGTGGGGCGTTGTCTACTACCGCGGCGAAGTGGTCGAGGTAGATTTTCATACTGCCATTCGCTGGGGCATGGTCAATCCGACAACCTACAAGCGCATCTCCTATCGCATGGACGGCGTGGAGGTGTGGAAGGGCAGACACCCGCCCGAGGACGGCGGCCAGCCACTAGACCTGCGCCAATACTGGATACCGCGAGTCGAGTGGGTATGGGGCTACGAAGCGCCGCCTCTCTACATGGGCGACGGCCAGTGGCGGCAACCCTATCGCCATGTTGTGGACGGCCTATGGGTCAATACCCCCTTCATCGTGACGGACCCGGACACGGTGACGCCTCACCCCGTCGTACCCGGCCCGCTCACGCCGGGCGAGGTGTGCCTGCCGACGGACCGCGCATGCGGCGAGGCGCGCGAGACCCTGATTCGCTGGGGAGTATACTGACGTGGTATAATTAGCGCAGTAGACACAAGCCGGGATGTGGGAAGCCACCGCCCGGCTCGCTTGACGCAAGGGAGGCGACTATGTTTTGGCGTGCGCTGTGGCAGGTCCTCGGAAGATTCCTCATCGGCATTGTCATTCTGTTCTACTACGCCATGGTTCTCTACTTGACTAGCCTGCTCGTGGTGCTGACGCCCACGTTGCGGGGCTGGGGTGCCGTGCTGTGCGCCATTGGAGCGTTTAGCATGGCGATATGCGTTGCCGTTGTCTTTTGGGGCGTCGGCCACCTTTTTGTGAAGGGTTGGAACGCGACCGTAAAGCCGATACGGAAGGTCGGACCATGATTGAGACCACCGACACTCGCATCCCCGTGAAGCGTTGGGTGACTGGCCTCGACGAGGGGACGGAGCGCCAGATACGCGACATTGCCAATCTGAGCGTCTCGCGCGCGGTCGCCATTATGCCCGACGCGCACGTGGGCTATGGCATGCCCATCGGAGGCGTGCTGGCTGTGAAAGACGCCATCATTCCTAACGCCGTCGGCGTGGACATCGGGTGCGGCATGCTCGCGGTGCGCACGAACCTCGCCGTGAGCGACCTGCGCGACTATCCAGAGGACGATGACGCGCTCAAGCGCCTCATGGGCGAGATTCGCAAGGCCGTGCCGGTTGGCTTCGCAAAGCACAAGGACCCTCAGGCGTGGGACGGCTTCGAACGAGCGCCCGACATCGGGGTTATACAACGCGAACTACAGAACGCGCGCGTGTCCCTTGGCACACTGGGCGGCGGCAACCACTTCATCGAGATTCAGGCGGACGAGGCGGGGGTTATCTGGCTCATGCTCCACAGCGGGAGCCGCAACTTTGGCCTGCGCATTGCCACCGAGTATCACACCGGCGCGCAGGCGGTCTGCAAGCGCCTCTCGCTAGAGTTGCCGAACGAGCAACTCGCCTACCTGCCCATTGATTCGGTACTGGGCCAAGAGTATCTGGCCGCCATGACCTATGCGGTCGAGTTCGCCGAGGCTAACCGTGCGGCGATGATGCGCGTCATCCTAGCCGACCTCGCGGAGCAAACGGGCGGTAAGGCGCAATTCTCACTGGACGTGCGCCACAACTACGCAGCCATGCAGGCGTTTGGAGACGAGACCCTGTGGGTGCACCGGAAGGGCGCAGTGTTTGCCGGGCCGCAGGCCACGGTTATCATTCCGGGGAGCATGGGGTCCCCGAGTTACATTGCGCACGGGCTGGGCAACCCCGACAGCCTCATGTCATGCAGTCACGGGGCAGGGCGGCGCATGGGGCGCGGGCAGGCCAAGCGCGAACTCAACCTCGACATCGAAATCGAGCGCATGAAGGGCATCGTTCACGGCCTGCGTACAGCGGGCGACCTCGACGAAGCGCCCGGCGCGTACAAGCCGATAGACGAAGTGATGGCGGCGCAGGCCGACCTCGTATCCGCGATGGTCAAACTGCGCCCGCTGGCAAGCATAAAGGGGTAACGGATGGCTACCTACTACGACCTCGTTCGCCGAATCATGCGCAAGCCCGACATGCCAGAGGAACTGGTAGAGTTCATCCTGTGGAATGGGACCTGTTACCCGTTCGGTAGCGCGCTTCAGGTCGCGCGGCAACTGCGTGATACGCGCGAGGCGCACGCGCGCGGGATGAGTGTGTGTTGCATGTGCGGCGCAGAGTACCGCGACCCGGACGGCAGGATTGTCCTCGGAGGCGAGTGCGGCGCTGGCGGCAACTGTGCGGAGTTGGTGAGGATTGCCAAGGACCAGCGCGTGCGCGACAACGTGAAGCATCCGGCCCGCTGGGCGTGGGTCGCGAAGGTCCTCGGCAATCTCAAGGCGAGGGTCTTGTGATGCACACGTTCTTCACCGCGGACCCCCACCTCGGGCATGCCAATATCGTCCGGTATTGCAGTCGCCCGTTCACCCCGGAGACGATGGACAACGCGCTCATCGCCAACTTCAATGAGCGCGTGTCGAACGATGATACGGTCTACCTCCTCGGCGACTTCACGTTGGGCGGCCCGCAACTCGCGGCGGCCTACTTCGCGCGGCTCAATGGCCACATCCTCGTCGTTCCCGGCGGCCACGACCGCCGCTGGATTGATACGCCCATGACCAGCGGGTGCGGAGCGCAGGTGGTCATCCTTCCGGCGCTGGTCGAAGTGGAGCACGAACTGCTGGGTCGGGTCACGCTTTGTCATTACCCGTTGGCCAGTTGGCCGCGCTCACACTACGGGGCGTGGCACCTCCACGGTCACTGCCACGGGACCATCGGAATCTCGAACGTCAGCGCCGACAGACTCTTGCCGCCAGAGAATCATCGCGGTGTGCGCGTGGATGTTGGCGTGGACTGTTGGGACTACTACCCCGTATCCGCAGAACAACTCGCAGGGATTGTGCCATGAGCAAGTACGCTGGCCGTGCGTCGCCAAGGGCGCGCGGCGTTCCTTCGGAGGACACAGTGAAAGCCAAGGGTCAAGCAGGGACCGTTATTTCCATTACGCTCGGCGTCGTAGCGTTTCTCGCAATTCTACTGGTGCTGGGGTCGTGCAGTCCGGTCGAGTACGGCAACGTCCGGCTCGTCACGCAGTTCGGCGCGCTGACCGGCACGGTGTTCCACGAAGGGATGAACTGGAAAACGCCGTTCATCCAAGGGACAGTCGAGGTGCCTATCATGGTCCGCTCCTACGAGACCAGCGACCATCCCGAAAGCACGCAAGCGAACTACCCGGACTACACCGTGGATGCGCAGACCTCGGACGGCCAGCAAATCACCGTCAGTTACACGGTCCTGTTCCGCATCCCGGCGGACCGCGCCATTGAAATCGTGCGCAATGTCGGGCCGATGAAGATGGTCGTGGAGAACGTGGTGAAGGCGCACAGTCGCAACCTCGTGCGCATCCTTGCTCAGAACTACAAGGCGGGCGACCTCTACAGCGGCGTGGGCATTGCAGAGTATGAGGCCGAGGTGGGCAAGGCCCTCGAATTCGAATATGGCCGCTACGGCGTGATTCTCGACAGTTTCCTCGTGCGCAAGGTATCCTTCGACGCCGACTACGTGACCGCGATGGAGCAAAAGCAGATTGCCCTCGAAGCGGTCACGACCGAAAAGCACAAGGCCGAGGCCGCCGAATACCAGAAGCAACAGAAGATTCGAGACGCAGAGGCGAATGCCCAGTCAACCAAGTTGGGCGCGGACGCGGAAGCCTACAGCATCACGGTTCGCGGTAAGGCGCTGGCCGACAACCCGGACATCATCAAATGGGAGTTTGTGCACAACCTTGCCACGGCCAAGTGGCTGATGATTCCAAGTGACGGTCTGATACCGATGCTCAATCTCGGTGAATGATTGTCATTCGCCTCGTGAATGGGGCCGGGTATATATACCCGGCCCTCGGAGGGACCAATGCCAGACAAGCCGTGGGAGAAATGGTTGCCGCAGGTGAACGCGGCAGAGATGAGGCGGTCGCGCGGCGAAGAACTGACGGAATCGCAGGCGGCGCTTATCGAAGTCTACAACTGCATCCTCGAACTGGATAAGCAGTTTGAGCCTTTCCAGAGAATTCGGTGGGCGGAATCGGACGTAGCCCGCGCGACGCCCGAGTTGCTCCGGCACCTGCGTTCTACGCGCGACCCACTCGCACTCACTTGGACGAACATGCTGGCGGACTTGCACAAGGCGGCGGCGACGGCCTACACCGAGGAGGAAATGGCGCAATACCGCGCCGCCATCGCGCCCGGTCCCGGTGAGGAAGGATGACATCCAATGCCCGACAGTCTGACACAGCGGCTCGTTCGGCTCTCCGGCGTCTACCAGAAGATGGCAGTGCAGACATTTCCAAAAGGCGGCGTTGTCGTCTGTGAGTTGTGCGGAGACGAAAAGGCGTTCACGGTCGAGCAGGCCGCCCACTACCTCAAGTCGGGCTGGCCGACGTGCACATGCTGTAACCGCGAGATGCGCGCCATGGCCTGCCCGCGCGAGATGACGAAGTGAGCCGCATCATTGCACTGGCCAACGCGCGCAATGAAGCGCGGAACATAGACCGCTTCTGCCGGTCCTACCAGTGGGCGGACCGGATTATCATTGCCGACTGCGGGTGCGAGGATGACACTGTACAGCGCGCCATGTGCTACGAGAACGTAGAGGTGCGCCCGTTCCAAGTGCGTGTTCACCTGCCCGGCGCGACCGGCTGGCGCACGCCGCAGGGCAAGTGCCTTGAGACCCTCATTGGCTGGGCCAGCGATTATCAACCCGACTTCCTCGTCTACGAGGACGTGGACTGCGTGCCCAACGGGCTGTTGCGGAACGAAGCGCGCCAGCGTATCGAGGCCGCGACCCGACCTGTCATGCTGGCGCAACGCATCTACCTGTGGGGCGAGGACCAATGGTTCCCGAATCTCTCCACCCCGTGGGACCATGCGCAACACACGCACTGGTTCCCGACGTTGTGGGCATGGCGCGCCGACTGGGACCTTGGCCCCTTTGACTTTATAGAGCGCGAGATTCATTACCGCAACTTGCCCGAGCCTGAGCAATGCGAACGCTTTACGCCGCCACTGTGCACGCTCCACTACACGTGGCCGGACATAGCCGAGGTTCAGCGCAAACTTGACTTCCTGCGCCACGTGAGCGGCGAGCAACCGAACGCGATGCACCCGCTCAAGTTCGGCGGCCCGCTCGCGCCCTTGCCGGACTGGGCGCACATTTAGGAGGCCCAATGAAGCGTCGGAGTCTTATCATGCGAGAGGGAATGCTCGGGACGGTGCCGGGCGACCGACAGCCGTGGAGCCTAGAGGCCCTCGGCGTAGAATGGCGGCACTGGATTTTGGGTCTTGTCCTGCATCTGAATCAAGGTGGCTAGTGGAAAAAGCCATAGGAATATTCCTCCTTTGTGTGTGCTGGGAGACATTGGCTATACTCTACACTCGCACCGTTGCCCATTCCCTGCGCGATAGGCGTGGCTACGTCCGCGTCTTTGTTTTTGCCACGACCATCGCGTTGCTGGGCATCCTGCCGAGCGCGATGACGATTCTCAATCTCACTGTCGTGAACGTCGCCGCATGGGGACTAGGGAGCGGCGTCGGTGCGGTGGTGGGCCTTGCTATTTGGAGGTCGTGAATGAATAGCATTCAGGGCGCGAATAAAATGCCACCCGTTCCCGTTTGGTATTTCCCTAATAGGCAACCATGGGTAGAACTTATCCTGCGGAGCGCCATCACGACCAAGACCCGCGACTACCCGCGCCCACTCCCGTACCCCGGCTCGATTGTCGTGCTGTACGCGAGTACAAGGGCATGGGTCGGCGCAGGCGACCTGACCTTCATGCTCCGCAATCCCCTCGACATGCGCAAACTCGTGCGGGGCGCTGTTGCGGGCTTCGCCCTTGTGACGGAGGTTGGCCCCACGGCGACGGTCATGCCCCTTGCCGACGCGGAGTATTTCCAAGACGTGTTCGGCTATAATTACGCAGGGACCTACAGCATCCGGGTGGCGCATCCCTTCCGGCTCCCCGTGCCCATGAAGTGGAGTGGGCGGGGCAATCCGGGGGTCAAGCCGCACCAGCGCGTGCCGCCCGACATTCTCAATGCCGCCGCCGACTACTTCGATACCTTGCCCGCGAATGTTCGCAAGCGGCTGGCCCAGTATCAGGCCGAGGTCGAGGATGCGGCCAGTCAACTTGAGCGGCGACTTGAGCACGCACTCTTTCCCCACGAGGCCAAGTCCCTTGAGGCCGCGGGGCAGTTCGGCGGTATCGAGGAACAGATAGCGACTGGGAGGTAGGAGGAGCCTATGCCCTACGTTTTTCAAACTCCGCTTCACATGGATGACGCCGAGGAGCGCGCGCGCATTCTGCGCGAGGCGATTGCGGACATCGAGATGCAACTCGGCGACCGTGACCGGCGGGGTTTGGACGGCGAGCGATTGGACGGCGAGGACTACTTCGCGTGGCGCAAGCGTGCCCGTATCGCACTGCGCATGAAACAGGCGGAACTCGGGTTTATCAAAGGTTGGGTCAAGAGCCGCAGAGAAGCCGCCTCCGAGGCGTGGCTCGCGCGCTATGCGAGCGCACCGAACGCCTGCGAGGTGCTGTTGCGTAACATGGTGAACCTCGTGGGTGCGCTGATTGCCGAACACCGGTACACCCTATCGGACGATGAGCGCGGACTCATGGGAGCGGCGCGCCTCCTCCAAGGACACTACTCGCCCGTGACCGTCATCACCGGGTCCGCGGTCATCGAGTCGTTCGCGCCCACCGGGAGTTTCGATTATGCCCACTGACGACAGCATTATCAATCGGGTCGTTGTCGAGTTTCCGGTCAACGGGCCGGGCTATGGCGCGTTCGTGCTAGACACCCTGCGCGCCAACTACGGGCTGGCGGTCGAGATACGCGCGCTGTGGGACCGGCACAAACGTGTGCTGGGCGATGTTGTCCGCGGCGAGGGATTATCAACCGGCCTCGGTACGGTACCCCTCGGCGTTGCGCGCAACCTCGCGGTCGCCCTGCTCATGTCGGTCTACACCCAGTCGCCCGGTTCGTGGGGATTCATGTCGGAGCGCGATGCGCTCGAATGCCTGTCGCACTTGTCGGAGATACTGGGCGACGTGACCGGCTACAAGCACCCCGTGACCAATCCTGTCGGGAATCTCTCTCTCTTGATGCGGCGCTACCGCCGGGCCGCGGCGGCGGTTTTCAAACTCAGGGCGCAGGTGATGCGACTTCGGTGGGAACGCGAAACAGTCGCGGCAATCATGCGCGTTGGCGTGGACGATGCGGCGCGCCTGCGCCTGCGTATAGAGAATCAGCGCAAGGAACTGGATGACCGGCTCAAGGAACGGCAGGTGATGCGTAATGCAATCCGCGGGCTGGGGTTGTTGCGCGTGTGGGCAAAGCGCCTCGCCGAGAAACAGACGGGCGAGATGGCTGAGGCGCAAGAGGCCCTCATGGTCAAGGACTTCGCAGACCGAATGGACTGGACGAAAAAATACGAGTGAGGAGGACGTATGGCTAAACCGATTACAATTATCCCGGCAAGTGGTCAGATGGCCGCGTTCGCAAGCATGACCACGGGCAAGAAACCCGAGGCCGGAGTCGTCAGCATTCCTCTGGCATGCTTCGCCCTCGTCCAGTACGGCCCCGGCGAAAGCGAGCACGAGTTCGGCGTGGTCGGCTACGTGCTGGGCGAGGAGATATACTGCCCCGAGGGCGGTGACGACTTCCTCGGCTACCTTGGCACCGGCGAGGACGGAGTCGCGGTCTACGGCAAGGCATCCGAGGCCCGCATGGCCGAGAAACACTCTGCGCCCGTTGATGCCAAGGAAGCGGACGAGAGAGTTGACAAGTAGACCGCCCGTGGTACAATAACTGCGTGTGTCCTCTAGGTGTAGGCGCAAGGGGTCACGGCTTCTAATCCTTTCACGTGGCCCCTTGCACCGCCTAGCGCGGAGGCTTCATGGACCGACGCGATGACCTGAGTGTAAGCGATGACTTCGCCGCGGCTGTCCTTGCGACGGTCCTTCCCCACGTAGGCTTTGACAATACCATAGGGCGCGCAGACCTGCTCACGCGATTGATGGCGCGCGGCTACACGACCGTAGACCTCGACCGCAAAATGCGCATTGCTATCCATGACCTCCGCAACCAAGGGCACGACATCATTACCAATCCGGCGGGCGACGGCTACTGCATGGCGGGCAGTGCGGCCGAGGCGATTGCGTGGGCCGAGCACAAGATGCTCCCCAGCGCGCGTGATATGTTCCGCACGGTCAACGCCGTGATGCGGACCGTCCAACGCAAGTACCCGCTCAAGCAACTGGCGATGGACAACATTCTGGCGGAAACTGGCCGACCGGGCCTGCCTACAATAGTTTCATAAAGGAACCATAATAGATGCTGTCAGGAAACAAGCCGAGCGCGGCTCCCGAGGTGAGGGGACAGGGCCTCAACCGAAAATACAATCTCTACCGGTACGGCTGGGGCAACAACGAGGTGTGCAAGGCGTGGATGGGTGCGGTCGTGCGGGTGCTTGCCGTTGGCCGGAAGCAGACGGCGCTCATTGAGCGAATCGGCGACGGCGCGCGCATGACTACGAGCCTGCGCGCGCTCAGGAGAATCAAGTGAGAGCCTTCTACCCCGGCGGCCCCAACAGACTGCCCGACCCCGAGTCGGGCGAGCATCTCGACTACGGGGTGATGCTCGGATGCGTGGATGTGCTGGCCCTGATTATCATTGGCCTCGTGGCGACCGTCACGCTCTATGGCCTGTGGTACACGATTCGCGAAATTGGACAATTGATTCACTAGGAGGCAACATGGCAGACGAGTTTAGTTGGGAAGGCAAGGAAGCGCAGTTCCCCAAGACCATCTATGCGGGCATTCCCGACTCGGACGAGGACGGTGCGTATGTCCCGGCATTCTCGAAGATGGTTGAGGTCGAGGACATAAAGCCGGGCACGGAATGCCTTGTAGGGGTCTACCAGTTGGCTGAAATCCGGCACATCACCGTGGACGTGAATATCCGCGCGGCGATGCAAGTCGAGCCGGAGTAGCGCAAACATTTTCAATAGGAGATAGCACATGAAGCGAATAGCACTGATTGCCGCATTGCTCGTACTGATGGTTGGCTGTCTGCCTTCGCCAGTGCTCGTGGCCACGCCGAATGTCGTGGTCATCACGTCGCCGCCCATCGAGGTGACGCGGGAGGTACAAGTCACGCGCGTGGTCCCGGCGACCCCGCTCCCGGCGACCGTCGCGCCGACCGTCCTTCCGACCTACATGGCGACCGAGCCGGTCGTGCAATTCACCGACATCACATGGACGCGCGACGCGAAGGTTCCTCGTATCTGCATCAATCAGGGCGTCGCCTTCAAAATGGTGCTCGAAGGCAAGCCGGGGCTGGATGTGACCTACCACATCAATCACTACGATTCGGCGGGCGATAAGGTCTACCGGTCGAAGGACTTTATCAATACCGTCGAGTCGGACGGCAAGTTGGTCAAGTCCTTTCAGGAGTCGTTCCCGTACCAAAGCAAGTGGCGGGTGATGCTTGTGATAACGTACCCGTTGCCACTCGTCACTCGTGTAGCCACTATTACCGTGGACTGCAATTGAAACGCATTGCTGGCGTCTACGCCATTTGCAATACAGTCAACGGGAGGGAATACATCGGGCAATCGACGGACACGAAAAATCGACTGGCTCGCCACATTCGCCGCCTGCGGCGGGGCATACATCCGAATGCGCATCTACAGGCGGCGTGGAATGTCTATGGCGCACAAGCCTTCACGGCAGGCGTGCTTGTTCGATGCGAGGTCCACGAACTTACCCGATACGAGCAGGGCCTAGTGAATTCCCGCCGTCACTACAACCTCCAAGAGGAGTGCGTGGAGACGAGTCGCGGTCTCGTCCGACCGCCCGACATGTGTGAGCGCATGGGTGCACCCAAACGCGGACGCAGATTGACCAGAGAGCACAAGGCGGCGATAAGTGTTGGTCTACTGGGGCATTCATGTAGCGCCGAAACTCGCGCGAAGTTGTCTGCGTCCAAGATAGGAAATAAGCATGGCTTGGGGTACCATCATACGTCAGAGGCTCGCGCGAAAATGAGTGCCGCACTACGTGAGGCATACGAGAATCCAGAATACCACGCGCGCCTTAGCAGGGCCGCAAGTGCTCAATGGGCGCGGTATCGCGCAAGGCGCGACGTAGAATGACGGCCCCGTCCACCTCAGACGTGGCGGGGCACATGGGGCCGAGGGCGCGCTTCGGCGCAAGGGACTACTGTCCCTCACGGTAGGCACTCGACCCCAGTATGACCGGGCTGGGCGCAAACGGCGACGGCTCTCGTAGCATGTTACGAGGTAAAGACGCCGGACGGTCGCTCCGATAAGCGCCCGGCCCGAGGGGCTAGGTAGGAGTCGCCTAACGAGCGACTCCGGTGGTCGCCTTGCGACCTAAGCCGCGCGAGCGGGGGAGCCTAGCCCCTACGGAGAGATAGCCAAGCGGCGAAGGCACCCGTCTGATACGCGGGTGGGCGTAAGCCCCTCGGGCGTTCGAATCGTCCTCTCTCCACTAGCGGGGCGGCAAATCCAAAGGCTGGCGTGGGTGATGATTGTCGGGGTGAGGGGAACACTCAATCCCGGCACAAGCGGCGGTGGCCGCCGTCTCGGGGTGAGGCCACAAGAACGCCAACCTTGCCGCCCCGCTTTCTGATTTGACAAACTATTCCGCACGTGGTATGATAGGGATGCTCACAGACTAGCGAGCGGAGGTGATGCGATGAACGAGGTCCTTGAGAACACAATCACCCCGTGCGATTCGGCAAGCCGAGTTATTGCCAATTTCTATGTGCAACTCGGGCGCGATGACTGGGAGAATGCGCGCCGCATTGGCATCGAGCGCAGGGACCGCGACCGGGAGGAGGGTATCGTGGAACTCGCCACTCACCCGGAGATTTGTCTCGACCCCGACGAAACAGCCACCAACTACGGCGCGGAGATGGCGGCGGCGATGTGGCTCAAGGTGCCATTCGACGAGAACACCGACCCGCGCAAAGCCCTGAAGTTCGACCTGCTGTTTCGTGGCCTGAAGATTGACGTGAAGCGTCCGCACGTTCGGGCCAAGGCGCTGTCCATTCCGCCACACACGCGCGACGGCTGGTGCGACATCTACTTGGTTGTCCAGTGCGTCGGCCGCCGCTACAAGGTAACGGGGTGGATGCGGGCGGCGGAGGCGCGGACAGAGAAATACTGGAACGATGGTTGCGCGAAGCCGTGCTGGCAGGTTCCGTTCGGGGACCTGCGCGACCCGATTGACCTGCTCCTCGCGGAGGGACTGCCATGAAGCAACCCGACGGCGGCATGCGCATCACAGCGGTTTCCGTGCTCGCGCTTATGGCCATCGGCCTAACCTCCGTGCTCGCCGCGCTCAACTTTGCGGGGATTATCAATGTGTCGTGGTGGGTCGTTACCGCGCCGGTGTGGATTATCCCCGTCATCACCGTCGCGCTCGTCCTCGTTTCCCTCACACTCCTCGGCCCCGACATTATCAAAACCTACCGTTCCGAGAGCGCCTACAGGCGGTCAATTCGTCAGAAGATTGCCGAATTCCTGCGTCGTCCCAAGCCTTGACAACTATTCCGCCTGTGGTATAATAAGGTCAGTCTAAAGCCTACCGACGGGAGGGCGGAATGACTACCAAAAAGGAACGTCAAGAAGCGATGTTCAAGGATTTGTTTGAGAAGGCGCACGAGGCCGGGACGGCCGCGGCGTTTCTCACTCAGCCGGTGCCGATGGTTGTCGAGGAGCACCGGAGTATGCTCGATGACGCCTCGCCGGTTGTCAAGCAATGGTATGTTCCGGGCGGCGTGTGCGGCTTTGCGTGGGTGAGTATCAAGCCCGCCAATGGTCCGGCGGCTCACTACGCGGTCAAGAACTGCGGCGCTCGCCCCGACTCGTACTACGGCGGCGTGAGCATTTGGGTCAGCGACTTCGGCCAGTCCATGCAAATCAAAGAGGCTTACGCGCAGGCTTACGCGCGCGTGCTGGCTGATGGCGGAGTCAAAGCCTACCCCATGTCGAGGATAGACTGACGGCCCGCGCTTCGTGATAAGGGGCAAACCATGACTGTACCGATGATTGTCGCCCTGTGCGTTCTTGCGGGCATTGCCTGCCTGATGCTGGCGAACGCCAACTTTCCGCATCGGTGCGAGGGCATGGTCACGCGCACCACGGCGACCGGTCTGAGCCAGAAGCAGTGCGCGCGCATTGCCGTGAACGGGCGCATCTACTGCGAGGCACACCTGCGCGCCATGAACGACGGAGCAAAGTGATGAGTTTCGCTAAGGGCAGTCAGGATTGGGGAGGGCGGCGAAAGGAAAACCCGGAGGGCGCGCCGCGCGTGACGAGACAGGACGTACTCGACCGCGCGCGCGAGTTGGGCCTTCAGGTCAAGCGCGACGGCCTATACGGTATGTCCGGCAGATGGTTGTACCTCGATGGCAAGGCGTGGCGGGGTCTCGGCAACACAAACTTTCGCGCCGTCGAGAGGATGCGCGCTATGATTGGTGGCCCGGATTGGATTCTGCCGGATGGAGGGGCCGATGCTAACTAGACGCGAGAGCGAGGAACTCGACCGGCACATCACCGGCAACTATGGCGAGGACCAGTTCCGCGACTGGAACCGATTTGACGGCCTCGACCCGGACGGTCCGATTCCCGAAGAGGACTACATCCCACGCCACAAACAGAAGGGCCGCGGCAAGCGCGTGAGCAAGTGTTATCACAAAGGTAGCGGTGCGCGCAAGGGCGGGGAGCCTAAGCGGTCCAACCCGTTCCCCGAGGATACCTACGAGTTCTACGAGTGGCGCGCCGGATGGCTGGGTATGGACAAGTGGGCGCGCGAGAATCCCCAAGAGCAATGGCCGGAGCCACGACAATGATGCAGGTCGGGTGGTGGGGCGTTCCCGGCTCACACCGGGATGGCACGCAGGTCCACATCTCCGCGAGCGCGCACAAGGCGCTCTGCGGCGACACGTTCGTGCCGCACTCCGAGTTCCAGTGGTGCGCACACGACGTGGCCTTCGGTCTGTACCTTGTCGAGTGCGAGCGGTGCGTCAAGAAATACGTGTACGTCTCTCAGTTGGAGGTGAAGCAATGAGCGAACACACACGAGACTATCGCTCGGTTACTCTTGGCATGACGGAGGGCGATGGCATGGGGGTCCAGCGCATCAGGGCCGTCGCGGCGATAAACCTCATTGACGGCATGCCGTTCGATTGGGGAGTCTATATCGGCACCGGGAGCGACGAGCACATTGCGGCCTACGGCATGAAGCAACCGCCGAATGTCGGGGCGGCCCTGTTCCTCGACCTGCCCGCGGCCCTCTACCGAAAGTAAGAGGGGAGAACAAAACGAATCCCATGCGCCGTTGGATTCCGAACTCGGAGTTTGAGGATTACAAGTGGCATCGTCGCGCCGAACGCATCGCGGCCCGCAACCAGCCGCCTGCGCCAAAGGCCGCGCCGCCGCCGCCGGACCCGCCACCGACACTGCGCCAATGGTGGTGCCTCAGGTGCAACAACGCGGTGTTCGGGGGCAAGGCGATGCGCCAAGTAGTGCGCACCAAGGACGGCCGCGATGTGCATTGCTACTGCGGTGGAGACTGCGAGTTGAGGATTGTGGAGGGGCGAGGATGACCAACCAACCGAAGCCGCCGGGCGAAACACCGCTTGAATTGAAAAGATACATCGCATTGAGGGCGCACACCGTCGCGCGTTGGGGGCGGAGTATGCCACATGGCGCAAAGCGGCGGGAGGATGAGATGAGCGAGAAGCCGGATGCCCCCATGAGTGAAGAGGAACGGGCCGACCGCCTCGAAAGAATGGTAGACACACTGGCGGGCACCGTCGTTGACCTCAAGGCGGAGAACGCGGCGCTGGTGGCAGAGTGCGACATGGCCTTGGCCGTGACAGTAGAACGGGATGGCCTCAGCGGTAGGTTGACGAATGCCCTCGCCCGCATTCAGGCATTGGAGCCTTTGATAACCGAGAACGCGGCGCTGAGGGAGGCGGCGGCAAATCTCGTGGCCGGTGCCATCTTCAATCAGACCGGCGTAGTGATAACCAACGCGGCGCTGTATGCACTACGCGCCGCCCTGCGCCCCCGGACGCACGGCGCGATGGCGAGTGAATGTCAAGAGTGGCGCGAGATGCTTGAGAAAGCCGCGAGGAGGGACATGATGGACGCGAAGGAAGTGTTGGAGCAATACGAAATGGGCGCAGGCGGGGGTACTGGCAGGCTCTACCGCAAGAACGGCGTGGGCTTTGAGCACGCAACCCGAGAGGAAACGCGGTTGTGGAACGCCCTCTCCGATACCATCACCGCCAAGACTGCCCTCGAATCGCGGGTAGCGGAGTCAACAGAGGCGCGCATAAAAGACAACGAGCGCCTGCACGGCCACCTCGGGCTTTTGGAGAAGGCCATTCGGCATGCGTTGAATGGCGACGCAGGCTGGGACTTATATGCCCGCGCAATTCTTGACCCACACAACAGAGATGCCGCCCTCCGCTCCGCCGCCGAGGTGACGCCATGATGGACGCGAAGGATAAGCACAGTTGCGCCGAGCCACGTTACTTCATGGACACAGCCGTTGTTGAAACGGATGACGGGCCTCCTCAACCAAGGCAGGCCGCATTCCTGATGTGTACCCAAGAGGGCTGTGCTTTTCATCTCGGCGATTATGGGGAAATTGTCGCATACATTCGTGGCCTCGAAACCGCCAAGTCCTCCCTCGAATCGCGGGTGGCGTATGCCGAGGGCGTCAACGCGGCCAATCTAGTTGCCTATGAGGATGCGCAATCGCGGGTGGCGGAGTTGGAGACACTTCTGCGCGACGCCGACAATTGGGTGAATTGGCCTCGAGGAATTGCCAAGCGGGTGCGCGCCGCCCTCCGCTCCGCCGATAAGGGAGGGACATGATGGACGCGAAGCCGCAAACTGCACTCGTGATGTGGCAGGACAGCGTTGACCTGAGCCGCAGGTGTGCCAACTACAACCCGAGTCGCCAAGCACTCATTGACGTTGCAGACTATGCCCTCGCCCTCGAATCGCAGGTAGCGGAGTTGGAGAGGATAACGGAGGTAGCACTCAAGATTGTCGCCCAAACTTTGAACGAGGCACGCTTTACGCATGTGCGCTGGCAAGCATGTGAGCGCATCAATGAGAAGTTGGGGAGAGCACACATCCCGCTTTGTCTGTTCGACCACGGCGGGATTGCCGACGCTGGGCATTGCATGGCGGGAGGGTGACGATGCCCCGACTGAATGAAGGTCGGGCCGTTGCTTTGCACTGTGGCTATTGCGGCGACCCCGTGTGGGAAAACAACGGGCACCTGTGCAAGAAATGTAGGAAGTACGAGGAGGAACTCAGGAGCGCCGAAAGGATACGCGAGCGGAACCTGAAGTTCTCGGAGCGCGCCCTTCACTTTCTCCTTGTGAGGGACGCAATGGCTGACTGCCCTCTGTCGCCGGGTTTGCCGATGAGCGTTGTTGAATTGCATACGATGCTCAAGGATGGGGTCCTTTCGCCGGGGTCGTTGATATGCGAGGGGGACAGTCCCAAAAAGGTCTTTAGGGTCCGTGCGAATCCGCTTCCGCACAAGGTACTGCCACACGAGGTATCGGACCGCATGAGACGCAAGGCGGAGGTGTTTCGCTGGCTTGCCCCCGTGAAGGCGACTCGTTAGGACTTCACTTTTCAAGCCTACTTGCGTCTATCCCAAAGTTGGGGTATTCTGTAAGGGTGGCCCGTAGCGTTGGCGGCCCAGCGCGCCGACTGGGCAGGGGTGGTGTATGGCGTGGCTGATTGTCGGGGTCCTGTTTATCATTGCCGGAGCGGTTGGCTGGCTGAATGAGCGGCGTCGGCGCAACCTGAAAGGCCATGGATGACCATTGACCGTCAGTACGCGGAATCCGACAACGAGCGCGGGCGGACCTACCAAGTCCATACGGCACTCGTCTGCCCGGACTGCGGCGATGTCACGGACCTGAACGCTCCGTGCCAAGGCACCGGCTATCACTACATCACCGCCAAAGGCGAAGTGGTGGCGATGTTCGAGCGGCCCTTTTATCACCCAGCGTGCGAGCACAGACCCATCGTGATATTCGGCGTACTGACCACGAGCATCGGGTCTGGCAGTTGGTTCGACCTGTTCAGGCGCGTAGTAGAAATCATGGCGGGCGGGAGAGACGGGCAGGATGCCAAGAATGGCGAGGGAGCCACGGGGCGCTCTGACGCTGACGGTCCCGCGTCCTAGTCTTGAGGGCGGGGAGCCTGTTGTCTTTGCCTACGCGGGGATTGTCATTCCCCCGAGCGAGAGCACGCGATTCTTCGGCCAGTGGGTCTACCTGCGCATACGCGAGCCGGAGATGGAAGTGGTCACGCAGGTGAGTTCGTTCTACGACCTCGCCGTGCTCGGCTATCTGGTCGGGCGCGGGATTACCAATCTCATCGAGGTCAACTACGGGCCGCTCCAACTCTACCGATGGATTGGGATGGATGCGTTCCTGCGGAACGCCGTGGTCGGCACCGTGCTCGACCGTACCGTACTCAGGACCCCCTACTCGTGCTGGACGCTACTGCAACTTGACTTTCAACTACCCAGCGGCAAGCCGCCCGTGCGTCACCTGTACTGGCACGAGGTGAAGCCGCTGTTGGAATACGTCCGGGCCGCAGGGATTATCATTCCGGGCGTGTCGAGCGCGGATGCTTTCGACCTGCCCACGCCCCGCTACGAACCGGCGCGCGACTACACAGATGGAGGCGCAGAATGAGCATCCCGCTGTTGCCTGTCCTGAAGCCGGTCCTGAAACCGGTCCTTTGCTCAGTTGTAGGCCACGACTGGAAAGACGAAACAATCACCGAAGGCATCAAACGCCTGCGGTGCGCCCGTTGCAGTGAACTCGGATACCCGGTGCCAAATGGCATGGAGCGCCCTGACTCCAACCTGAGTGGTGCCAATGGCACAACGGAAGCCGAAGTCTCGCAAGACGGCCAAGAGTCGCGCGCCCCTGACGGGCGCGGCATCCAACCGTAGACCAACCAAGCCAACGCGCACGCGCCGGGAGGTAGCCGCTACCGTCAAAGAGCGGCTGGACTACCCCTCGCCTCCCCCCGCGCCACTGCCCGGCATTCGTCCCCCCGATTTTCAATCAGAGATTGCATCGAGCGATTCCGAGCGATGTACGGCTCGGCGCAAGGTGTGCCGCAATCCCGCGACCGGGTGCGAGTACCGCTACCCGCGTGGCGACCCCTCGACAGTATGCCCCGTGTGCGGATTTCCGCGCCGGTGCAAGAACCACGTTGCGCCGGGTTTCAGTGTATGTCGCATGCACGGGGCGAATCCGAAAGGTATCAAATCTGCTAAATATATGGTTTCGTCCCAAATCAGTGCGGCATTCAACCGCATCATAGCGCACCCGTCGCTCCTCGAACTCAGCCAAGAGATTGCCCTCGCGGCCACGCGCACCGACCAAATCATGGAGATGATGAACGACAACAACCCGGCGGCCAGCGTGGATGTCATCATGCAGGCCGCCAACATGATTGAGGTCGGCATTGTCACGCATCAGGACTCGCAGGTACGAGCGGGCATGGCTCTGTTGCGCGCCGCGCTCGACCCGGCCTTTATCACTAAGCGGCTGTGGGAGGAGTTCCGCGAGAACACCGAACTCATCCGGCGCTTGAGTGAGACGGAACGTAAGTGGGGTTTCGCCAACAAGCAGGCGGTCCCCATCAATCAGGTCCTCGAATTCACCGTGTGGCTTCAGCAGTTGGTGCTCAAGTACATCCCCAACCCCGTAGACCGAGGCGCGTTCGCGCGCGAAATCCGCTCAGTGTTCCCCGTAGCCGCCGCCGAGGCCGCCGGGATACGCACAGGAGGCATCGTAGATGTCGTCAAGAGAGATTAGGCCGTGGTGGGCCAAGTGGCCCATCGCCCGTCTGTTGTGCTTTTTCAATCGCCACGTCTACATCATCCGCTCCAACCCAACCGGAATCGGATTGGGTTTCTGCTATCACTGCGGCGAGTACGTCGGAGGTTAGCCCGTGGTTGTCCGCGACACGCAGTACAAATTCCGCATCCCGCCCGAGGACTGGATAAGCGACAGGGCGGTTGGAATCGCGCAAGCCGCCGACCCGCCGGAACCGAACGACCCGGCAGTGGCGGCCAAGATGCGTGCCGCCCGCACGTCGCTCATTGATTTCACCGAGCATACCTACCCGACCTACAAGACCGAGGAGTTTCATCGGCACCTTGCCGGGGCGTTGCAGAAGGTCGTCATCCCGCGCGCGGACGGCACGCGCGAGATTCCCAAACTGATGATTTTCGCGCCGCCCCAGCACGGCAAGTCGGAACTGGTGAGCATCCGCACGCCGCCCTTCTGGCTGGCGCACAACCCGGACTTGCCCGTTGCGCTCATTTCCTACGCGGCGGCCAAAGCCTACGACAACAGCCGACGCGCGCGCAGTGTCCTTGAGTCCGACGCCTACCGCGACATCTTCCCGTACATCAACGGGGACCCGAACAACCGGCGCGTCACAGATTGGCACATCCTCGGGCGCAAGGGCTATGCGCTGGCCGCGGGCCTCGGCGGCCCTATCACCGGCCACGGGTTCGGCCTTGGCATCATTGATGACCCGTTCGAAAGTTGGGCGGACGCGCAATCGGAGACCATGCGCGAGGGGGCGTGGAGTTGGTACGACGGCACGTTCCGCACCCGCATGTGGGAGAACAGCGCGGTCATCTTTATGATGACGCGCTGGCATCTCGACGACCTCGCGGGCCGCCTGCTCGAATCCGAGGGCGAGGTAACAGAGGGCGGGGAGTGGACTGTCCTGCGCTATCCGGCGCTCGCAGAGGAAGGCGACATTCTCGGGCGCGAGATTGAAGCGCCTTTGGCCCCCAAGCGATTTTCAAAGACGTTCTTGCTCGACCTCAAAGAGAAGGCCAGCCCGTTCGTCTGGAATGCTGAATACCAACAGCACCCGATTGCCAGCACCGGCGACGTTTTCAATATCGCCCGGCTTCAGATTGTGGACGCACTGCCTGCGGAGGTCGCCGAAGTTGATGCCCCTGACGAGCCGGGCAAACCTCCGCGCATAGTCGAAGTCCACAAGGGCACACGCTACTGGGACCTCGCGGGTACAGAGGCCAAGACATCCAAGAGCGACCCGGACTGGACCGTAGGTACAGGTCTGACAACGTTCGAGGCCAAGTCGTTCATTTGGGATGTGGTGCGCATGCGCGCGTCACCCGAGGGCGTGCGCGCGACCATCGGGTTGACGGCGCAGACGGATGGACGCAGGGTGCGGGTCCGCATCGAGCAAGAAGGTGGGCAGGCGGGCAAGGCGCAGGTGCAGGACTACATTGGCTTCCTCCAAGGATTCGACGTTGACGGCGACCTGCCAAGCGGCGACAAGCGGGTACGCGCCATGCCGCTCGCCGCTCAGGTGAACGCTGGCAACGTGTTCCTGCTCCGCGGACCATGGAACAAGCAGTTCATGGCCGAACTTGCCGAGTTTGACCACGGCAAGCACGATGACCAAGTGGACAGTGCCGACGGAGCGTTCAACATCGAGACCGGCCAGCCGAAGTGGCGCAAGATTGGATTCAAGGCAATTTCGGGGCCAAGATAGCCTATCGCAAGGTGCAAACATGCTTTATCAATCATTCCTGCACTGGTATGCTTTTCTCGACAGGCAGTTCCTTGGCCCCCCGGATTCGGGGTGCTCGCGCAAGCCCGCCTACGGCGGGCGCACGGTCGTTAGCCTAAATCCTCGCACAGCGAGGTTGGAGAATCCACATGGCAAAGCCTACTGACCCAACCGATAACGCGCGCGCCCTGCATCTGCCCGCGTACCTCAACCGCGTGGTCCCCTACTGGGGGCATCCGGGCTGGCTCATGGCCGAGCGGTGGCGCTCGTTCGTGCGCAATCAGGCGCTCTGCCTCGTCTGTCGCGACACACTCATTCAGAACGTATTATCAACCCCGTGGGATGTCGTGGCGAAGGACCCCGGCGACAAGCAAAGCCCCAGCCTCAAGAAGTCCATTGACCGAATCAAGAAAGTCCTCGAGGACGCCGAGGGCGACTTCGACACATTCTGCGAACTCGTATTGCAGGACATGCTCGACATTCCGTTCGGCGGCGCGTTCGAGGTGGGCCGCGAGGACGACTCGCCCGACGGCGATGTGCTGTGGATAGAACACATTGACGGTGCGACACTTCTGCCCACTGGCGACCCGGATGACCCGGTTGAACAACGGGTCAAGCAGATGCCCACGCGCACCGTCAGATTTCCAAAGTATGCCATCGAGCGGTTGTACGTGACGCCGCGCCCGGAGATTGACCGCAAGGGATGGGGCATGGCCCCGCCTGAGAAGGCGTACCTCGCCATTGAGATGCTGTTCCGCGGCGACCGCTATTACGCGAATCTCTTGCTCGACACGCCCGAGGCGGGCATCCTCGACCTGATTGACATGGAGGAACAGGATGCCGAGGAGTGGATTGCCAATGCCAAGGCTCTGTTCACTGGAATCGACGGATTCAAGGTGCCCGTTCTCTATCAGCACACAAAACCCGCCGTGTGGATTCCTTTCAACCGCCCTCCCACCGACCTGCTATACGACAAGACAACCATCAAGTACGCGCAAATCCTTGCCGCGGCTTACGGGATGCGACTCTCTGACATCGGCATGGAGGACATGGGCGGCGAGAAAACTCTTGCGGGCGTTATCCGGGGAGAGCGGCAATCGAGGCGCAGTGGACAGGCACTTGTCCGAACCAAACTTGAGAACGCCATGGACCGCGTTGTTGGAGACAAACTCAAATTCATCTGGAAGATAGACGATGACGAAGTGACGCTCGGCAAGGGCCGCGCCGTGATGACATACGTGCAAGGGCTGACGGCCGCCAAGGAAGCGGGTTTCATTGACGCGGCGGAAGGGCGGCGCGAATTGGTCGCGACCGGCGTGCTCAAGGTCGAGATTGACCCCGAGGCTTTGCCTCCGCCTCCGGCGATGCCCGGCGCTATTGACCCGGCGACCGGCCTTCCCATCATGCCGCCGAATCCTCTTGAGGCGGCGGCCAGCGGCACGTCATCCGCGGAGTTGGGCGGGGTCCCCGTGAGTCAGGGCGGGCGAGGCGATAGTGGACTGCTGACACAGCGCGGTATTGCCGGAACGCGAACCACAGAGCAACTGCAAGCCGAGATGGCGCGGATTATCAAACCGGCGCTCACCCTCGTGGTCGAGCGCGCCGAGGAACCGCGATTGCGCAGGCTTGTGCGCGCGGTAACAACGGCCATGGTCCCCAAGGTGGAGCGAACTTTCCTCGACCTCACCGATGAACAAATCGAGGAAACGTGGCTCCCCGAGATGCTGGCCTTCGACTTCGACGAGCCGAACGAGGTCGAGAACGCCGTGTTGCGAAGTGAGGCCGACGAACTGCGGGTCGAGGTCGAAAAGCATCTGGCCGATGACCCGTGGTGGAGAACAGCCACCGACGCCCGCAAGGACGAAATCATGGTCGTGATGCGCGCGGCGGCGGAGGCCGGGGCGGTGAACGCGGGCTATGCCATCGTGCACGCGCTGTACGAGGCGGGCCAGCGGCGTGACTACGCCATGACGGGATATTCATTCAACCTCAGGAACAGGGCGACCATCGCCTTGCTTGAGGAGCGCGCGGCTAATCTCGTGCGCTGGGTGGACGAAGCGACCAAGACCTTCATCCGGCGTGTCGTGGTAGCCGGTGTGCGGCAGGGTTTGAGTTCGCCGGAGATTGCGCAGGCCATTCGTGACGGCGCGACCGCCGAACACATCCTGCAAGTAGATGGCTTCATCGGCGATGTCACGAAACTCATCCGCGAGGGACTCGTGGAGATGAGCGAGGCGCGGAGCAACTCGATTGTCAATACCGAAATCGCGCACGCCGAAACGACCGGGCGACTCGTGCAGTTCAAGATGTCCGGCCTGACCACGAAGGCGTGGGTCCACCGCGGCAAACGCGGCGTAACAGCCAAGGGCAACGTGCACCCATGTCCCCTGTGCGCGGGCAACGAGGCCATGGGTTTTGTGCCGATTGACTTTGCGTACCCGACCGTGTTCCGCAATGAACCGTCGCCCGTGCCGCCCGCGCATCCGAGCGTGTGCCACTGCGACATCATGTTCAACGAGGCCGAACTTCTGGCCAAGGTGGGGACGAACGAATACCGTCCGTGGAACGGGCGGTAGCACATGCGGACTTTCACGGAGAGCAGGGATTATCAACCTGCGTCATGGCGGGATGTGAAGTTCAGGTCGCCGCGCGGTCGGCAGACTGAGCGAACGGCGAGCGTAACCTGCCCGTGCGGGCGGGTGTATGGATTGCGAGAGGGAGAGGTCGAGCACGACGGAACCGTGAGGACGCGGCTGGTTTGTCAGTGCGGTTTCGATGACATGATTCGCCTTTCAGGCTGGGAGGCGAGCGCCGAGGGAGGCGTTAGCGAGGGACGGCCAGCCCAGTTGGCCAGCGCGCCAACAAATCTGACGGGAGGTTAGCATGCCAAGGGCAACAGCAACAGCAACAAGCAAGGCGGCGAAGGACGCGACGGAACCGAAGGCGACGGACACCACGAAGGTCCTGCCCGACGATGGGCCGTCGAAGGTACCGCCGGAACACGCGACGGAGATTTACCACATCCGGCGCACCCTAGCGCGCGCGAGCAACCCTGCCGCGGGCGCGTGGACTGGACCGGACGCCGACGAGGGAATAGGTAAGATGCTCAAAGAGGGTTGGGGCGTCAAGGATTTTCAAATCCTTGGCATCAACCCGGAAGGTGTACTCGCGCTGTGGATTCTGACCCGCTCGGAAGAGGGAGCGGGGCTGTCGGAAGCCAAGCACATCGTCCGCACGTTGTCGGGCGGCGGCCAACTTGGCACGGTCACGGGCTTTCAGGCCGATGCCGTGCTGTCGGGCTACCTGTCGGACGGCTGGCGGCTTGAGTTCGTGCGCAACATCGGCTTCGACACCAACGGCATCAACATGGCGTGGATGCTCGTGCGATGAACCTTATCGCCTATGCGGTCGTGGGGCGGCTCCTGATATGGCTCTGGCAGACATCCGGCCCCACGACTCGCATCTGGAAGTTGCATCCGTTTCTCACTGAGCAAGCGGAGTGCGACTTTTGCACCGGCTGTTGGGTGTACTTCGCGCTGGCCTTTCTGTTCGGGCAGAACTGGCTTGCGCCCATCTACGTGCCTGTGCTCAGTGAGTTCGTCACGGGCGTTGTGGCGAGTTTCATTGCCCACCTCGCATCGGCCGGGTGGCAAATGAAGTGGGGAGTGGTCGAGTTGCGCTAGAAAGAGGCGGCCATGCACATGCCCTCGTGGGCGGCGCAGATTATCAACAGGGCGGCGTTAGCGGAAGCCAATCGCGCCGCCTATGCCTGCGCGTTCCTGTCGCGCTACGGCGACGACGATGTTGACGAGGCGGCGCTTGCGAAGATTGCCGCCTACCAGCGCCGTGTCTCCGGCATTGCCGGTGTTCTCAAGCGCCCGTTCGAGCCGCAGGAGCCGGGCACCTTCCACATCTCGCTGGCCTACTTCCCCGACGCGACCGACGAACAGATAGCGGCTCTGAAAGAGAACCTGTCGCTTCCGATTCCGTTCATCGTGACCGCGCGCGGGATAAAGGTCTTTCCGCCCAATGGCGAGGGCCTGAGCGCCGTCGTGTTGGACGTGACCGCAACGCCCGCCCTCCTGCGCCTGCAATCGGAGATTATCAATCGGGCACTCTCGATGGACCTGAAACTGGGCGACTTCGCGGACCCGACAATCTACAGTCCCCATGTCACCCTTGGGTATAGCACCCTTGAGCAGAAGGACGTACCGACCAGCATCGAGCCGTTCGAGTTGTGGGTCCGCGGATTTTCAATCACGCGCCACGACTACGACGTACAGTTGGATGTACGACTACCGCTCGTGCGCGAGCGCGGGCCGCTCGTGACCAGCGGCGGCCCCGGCTCCGGGCACTTCGGCCACGAGGGTAGGCCGGGCGAGGTCGGCGGCAGTCTGCCCGGCGGAAAACTCTCTGTAGTTTATGACGAGCACCTAACAACCGAGGCCGAATACCGGAACGGAGTTATTGCCGTCGGGCCGAAGTTTTACGAACTCGACGATGCGGGACGGGCGCAAGTCATGGCGCACGAGGAAGGTCACGCCCTGAGCGACCAAATGCTGGCCGATGGGCGGGCGTTCGCGCTTCAAGACCAAGGTGCATTCACGGGAAAATTCGGCGACGAGACGGTTGATGGAATCAACGGACAACTTACTCCGGGCGAGAACGTAGCCGAGGCCTATGCTGTATGGAAACTCGACCCCGATTGGTTGTTGGAGCACTACCCACTTGCGCATCAGGCTATCGCCGAAGCGATGGCGCGCGGCGGATTGTCCACTGGGGAGCCGGGCGAGGGTGGATTATCCGAGGAGCACCAGAAGATATGGGAGGAGACCCGCGCCTCCTACGAGACTGCTCTCGCCGAGAAGTACGGAGTCGCCGAGGAACAGCACTGGGACACGGGGACATGGATTGGGAGT